GAGGTAATAAATAACCGTAGATCTTAGATGATTGAGTGCCTGAACCTAAGAATGTAATCTTATAATACTCGTAAGGAGATCCGTCAAGAACCCAAACTTTAGTATTAGTTGTTACATTCGTTAAGGTCAGAGTGTCCGTTCCGATAGCTACATAATTAACACCATCAACTGATCCCGACAATAAAGCTGTTCCCGCAACTGTGCCGGATATCTTTGTTACTTTTGCCTGTATAGAAACTGATTTATAATTACGTTGAACTTGTGTAATAACATAGTCCGTCCCTGAATTTGTGATCGTATCACCTGATCCGGTCATTGTTGTTTGCGCTGATACGCTCAGAAAAGCGAAGGCAAATAAAAATAATAATAGTATCTTTTTCATTTTATTTTTTAGATTTAGTTTGTTTAACTGATTTATCTTCTTTTGTTTTTTCCGGTTTTGTTTTTTCTGTTCCATCAATATCAATGGCAAAACCATTTTTAATAAATTCAACTGCAAGGTTTTCATGGCATTCGATAACTTGACCTTCTTTCCAGTCGTTGCATTTTAACGCTGATCCTTTAGCTGTTACAATTACTTTTTTCATAGTTATTTTATTAAAAGGGGTGCGTTTTACGACACCCCTTTATTTATAATTAGATAGTTGTTAGAGCTGTTTCGATGTTACTGAAAGTATCATAGATAAATGCTCCGGTATGGTTCTCGCTAAAGAATTGGTGCAATCTCATTTCACCTAAAGTTGTTACCAAATTTTTAGTGAAATCGTCATTTTCCCAACCGAAAGAAAGGGCAAACCCTTTATAGATTAATACTTTGTAGTAATCCAACAATGCAACCTGAACGTGTCCGATTGGAACATTGTTATCTTCTACGATTGTCGCTCCTGTTTCAGCAGGAATAAACAACTGTCCTTGAGATTGTGCTTTCGTTAAAACCATGTTAGCATAATCAACAGGATTCATGAACGCTGTAACAGGTCCTACCAAGTTACCAGAACGTAATTGTGCAACACACGCACGAATCGCATCCCAATGATTAGGATTAGTTGTTTTAACAGTTGTTAATGAATAAGGAACTGAGATTGTTTGGATTCCCGCAGGAACTGTTGAAGAATTAACACCTGTCATTAAAGTAGTGTTGATCTTTTGGTTCAATTGATATTCAATTTCCATTTCGATCCATGAAGCCATTCCATCGATATCTTCAAGTAATTCAGTAGCGCACTTTTCAGATACAGCCACTTTTTTAGCGTTAGATATTTCAGTTGCGATTTCAAAAGATACTCCTGGCTTTGCAACACCTGGTCCAATAAATCCAGCAGCTCCTAATGGATTCTTTTTGTTAACCCAAACATAAGCAGCAGATCCTGTTGAACCTTTTTTAATGTAATCCCAAAACGTAGGCTGAACACGAACGATTTCAGTTGCACCCGCTTGAATCTCAGGATTTGGCAAATATGCACTTCCATTGTAAGTGTTTGCCGGAGTCATTGGACTTGCAGTCTTAACCAAAAGAGGTGTAAGATCAGCTTTTTGACCTGCTCTGATATTAGCTAAAGCAGCTTCGTTTGTTTTGATCCAAGATTTGATTTGTTTTCTGATTCCTTTTACGGTTTCATCATCTCCACCTTTTTCTTTGAAAGATTTAATTTCGCCTTCAGCAACAATTAAATTTTCTTTCAACTTAGCGATAGTTTCGCCTTGTTCTTTTTCTTTTCCTTCTAATGAAGTTAATTTTTCATTAATCCCTTTAGTGATTAATTCGATTTCATCTTTAGTAGACTTTTTTACAAGTTCTAAGAAATCATTTTTTTCTTTTAGTGCTTTTGCAGCAATTTCTTCTGGTGTCATTTTGTTTATAGGTTAAAATTTTGTTTTAAAAAGTTGTAATCGATTGCCTCATCTAGTTTAGAAGTGGACTCTTCCGGCTTCTTCATCTTAGCTTTAAGGGCTTTTAAGAATATATTTATTTGGTCAGAATATTTTAATAGTTGAATTGCTCCTTCATCAGATATTGATGTAGAGTGTAATACTTTGTCGATTGCTTTTAATTGTTCTAATAAGTCGGCAGCAGATTTTAAACCAACGAACGGAGTATTTTTATTTGCTCCCCATCCAGTAAGCGAGCTAACCTCCCAAAGCTTTATCTCGGAAATAAAGTTGCATTGTTCCTGTTCGTCATACGCTTCTTTGGTTGCACGATAACCAATAGAATGCTCGGTAATTACTCCCGCTTCATAATTGATTAGTGTGTCTTTTGCAAGTGTTGAGAAGTCGCCATTTGAACCTTTGGCAAGTTGTGAAGTACATAACAAACCGAAAGAATCCTCTTTTAATTCAGAGAATACGCCAGGCACATCATATACACTGTGATTTAAACAATGTTTAATGCGTCCTGTTTGTTCCGAGATAGTTTTTTTGAATGAACCCTTTAAGATAATATCGCCGTCAGAATCAGCATCAGCTTTTGTAGTGCCGAACGCTGAACCATAAAACTGTACGATACCCTTTTTCCCATCAAGATCTTTTAATTCAAAAGAAAATGATTTTAATTTTTTGTCTAACATTAAATTACTTGTCAAGTATTATCTCGAAAAAGTTCTGTTGTGTGCAAATATAAATAATATTTTAATTCAATTATAAAATAATTTTACATTTTAATAAATATTTTGTTAAATTATAGTACTTTTGCTTTATAAAACTTTTTCAATATAATAATTGACAGGTACTTCATGGCTACATTAAACTTAGGAAAGTTCATTCCCAAAGGCGTTATTAATTTTCTATTCGGGGTAGATTCAGTATTCCGCAACTCTTTTATGCTTGGTCAACGTGGTCCGGTTTGGATCTCGGTAGGTAAACCCAAAGAGCTGTATAATAAAATACCTGAGTTAAGAGCTGTGATCGATCGGGACGCTTCAATGTTTTCAAACATGAAGATCTATAAAAGGGATAAGAAAACAAAAAAAATCATTGAAGATCCTGCATTAGATCTTTTACTTGATAACCCCAATTGCACTCAGGCTCAAAATCAATTCTTAAAACAATACAGATCTCAATTCCTCACATACGGAAATCAATTCATTTACAGAAACAAAACAAAAACAGGAACTTATCCGGTATCATTATGGTGTGTTTCTCCTTTTTATTTACAGCCTGTTTTAAGTGGTCGTTTGTTCGACCAGGTTTCAATGGATGGAGTTATATCAAAGTATCAAATGATTAATACCATGCTGTTAGGAGATAAGGCTTATTCAAAAGAATTTGCAGCCGAAGATATTTTATTTACAAGAGTGCCGGATTTAGATAATCCTATTATTGGAGTTTCGCCAATCGTTTCTTTACAAATGCCATTAAGTAATATCGAATCAGCTTATAAAGCTTCTAACGTAGCTATGCAACACGTTGGAGTAGGTATTATTTCGCCAGAGGGAAAAGATTCTATTGGAGCGCAACCGTTACGACCGGATGACAGAAAGAATATTGAAGAGCAATACACAAGTGATTACGGGATCAATGATGGGCAACGTAGAACTATTCTATCAAATGCCGCTGTTAAGTTTAGTTCAATGGCTGTCGAAACGGTTAATCTTCTATTGAAAGAGGAAATTAACGCCGATATGGTTGCTATATGTAACGTTTTAAACATGAACCCGCAAATGTTTTTAACGAATACTACTTATGAGAATTTAAGGGCTTCAATCGTTCAAGCGTATCAAGATAACATTATACCTTCAGCTGACGAGTTTATGCAGGCATTAAGTCCATTTGTTGGGTTAAAACCAAATGAAGAGCTTTGTGCATCATTTGAGCATTTGAGCATTTTAAAAGAAAATAAATTAAAAGGTATGCAGTCTATTGAGGCTATTGTTAGATCATTAACTCAAGCTGTTGAGGCTAAGTTGTTAGATCCTAAACAAGCGACTGCGATACTAGCTACTGAATTAGGGTTGAGCGCAGCGAGCTACTAAATCAACTTCATAACAACACTTAATTGATATTTCTTTCCGCTTTCTGATTCCATTATCTGTATCGGAACTTCTCCGTGTACTGCTATTTCCATGTTCCCATCGTGAACGATCTGCTGAGTTTTGTCAATCAGATCATTAATATTTAATTCTGTTTTCATTTCCTGAATGTGTTGATTTTATTGGTCTAAGGTATTTATTTTTTTATTTTTTTTGCACTCAAACCTTCTTGATTATTCCTTGTGATTGCAAATACTGAACAATATAACGGGCAGGATCTATTAAGTGATTATTCATATCTTCTGGTTCTTCTAAAATATAACCCGATTTGTCGGCACTACGGGAATAGTTTTCTTGTTCATACTGTATATTCTCGCTATCCGATGTATAAAACACATTAATATTTTGCATTAAATCAATTCCATCAAGTATAGATCCTGGTCCTTTAGTTGCAGGCATAGCGTACCATCCGTCACGCCTTAATGCTGCTATTTTATTAGGTCGGTTGTTATCACAAATCACAACGCTTGTTTTATTAACTCCTAAACGGCTAAACATCCATGTTACTAATCCTTCGCCATCACCTGCAATTTGAGATAATTCAGTAATGGTTAGCCTAGACCGGATCTCATTCTCACATGAATAATTAAGTTCTTTTAAATATAAATTCCCATCATAATATTTAGCCTCAAGGATTCCCCACGGATCAACAGCCCCCCAATCGACACCAATATAAACAGGCGAATCAAGTTTCTTGTAATCTTCATAAGGTATCGGTCTCCATTTGAATATTCGATTAGGTTTTTCAGATTTAATACCTAATCCGTACACTTGCCAGTTAAACTCATTAGCACTTGCTTTATTTTCATTCTCTCGACACCTAGATAATTCAATAAGTTGTTTATCGGTTAATCCTTTAGGATTCTTTATGAGGTCATATACTTTAGCGTCCTGTTCTTTCAATGTATCGCTAATAACCGCTTCAGATAATTTAATTGGCTGATACGAAAGAATCTTGTTGCGTTGTTCGGGAGGACAAAACGGGTTATCTTTAAAAGTAGAATGAATTACTATGGTCCGGCTGTCCTTTTTTAAATCTTCAATCCAATGTGATTTTTTAGGATTCCAATCTATAAAAATAAAGTCTGACGTTCTTTGGTCGATTTGGTCGAACGTATCCCGACTTATTTTATACGGCTCATTGAGCCATGCAGCATCCTGAGTTAAACCGTGTACTGTTTCTTCGTCATCCGTTCCGTGAATCTCAAAGGTCGAACCATTGGAGTATGTGAATATACTTTCGGTTTTATTAAAGTCTTGGTCAACTTTATAACGATCTGTTTTCTTTAACCGTTTAAGTGTATCAATTAATACAGTTTTTTTGCAGTCGGTTTTCGTGTCCCGCCAAACCGTTAAACGCTTACTATCCTGAGATCTCGCATAAAGATCGTAGCAGTCGATAAGTGAAATAGTTTTTGAACTTCGGGAACTTCCTTCGTTTATGATATAACGATACTTTCTATTCCCGCTCTCGTCTTTATCGTGAATAGATTGCCAGTTCTTTTGAAATACTATCGTGGCTTTCATTAGTCATTTGGAGGTATGATCTGAACATTGAATGACTTAGGGATGTCTGTTTTCTGCTTATTATCAACTTCAAAGAATCCAATATGTTTAGCAATCTTTTCAAGTGCAGCAATTTTATCGTGGAGTTTTAATGAGATCCCGTCCCGTGTCATTTTTATTTCAGAAATAGCGGGAATTTTATCCTTTGGTATACTTGCAGTATCGAACACAATAACATCTTTCATGTTAATTGTAATCGGTCGCCCTTCCTCGTCATCTTCTCCAATTGGCTTATCAACTTCCTCAATCTTTAGAAAGTCGGTAATCTTTGAAAACCCAATAGATGCAAGCTCTTTCAAGATCATATCGGCAGTAATCTCACATCGCTCTGAACGCTCATTCTTTAATTCTTGAACTTTAGATTGAATACTAAGTTTTGCTAAGTTTTCGGCAGCAATCTCATTGGCAGATTTGGCAGAATAACCCGCTCTAATCGCTGCCTGAGTCCCGTTTAAATCTTTTAGGTACTCTTGACAGAATAATAGTTGCTTGTCCGTTAAATCGCTTGCTTTATCTTTTGCCATTCTTTTACAAAAATACAAAAGATTTTACAATTGCGTAAATTATTTCACATTGTGAGGTTTTATTTCCAACTATTTACAATATCTGCTGCTCTTAGAATAAGATCTTCGATAGTGTCTTTTTTAGTTGATCCTATTCTTGGCGGCCCCTCATTAAATAGAATGTAGTTGATTGATATTCCGAATTGTTTATAAAGATGGAATAGCATCGGGTAGGGTATGTTTTGAGTGTAGTCCTGGATATGTGTTATTGTGGATGGTGTTGATTTTACTTTGATTGCAAAATCTTTTCTGTTTATGCACTCCCTGTTAGATATGCAAATATTCATTTCTTTTATAAGGCGATCATTGGCTCTTTTCTGCTCCGGTGTCATTAAGATTTTAAAGTTTGGTAAAAAGGTTTTACTTTACTACTTCTAATGTTGTGCCGTTTTGTTTAAATAGCTCTTGTAAAAGTGTTGCTGTTTTTTCAAACTGCTCGAATGACTGCATTATTTGTTTTTGTCCTTCCTCGAGTTTTATTATTCTTTCGGCTAATCGGAGATTTACCTCTGA